TGTGCGGTCATATACGCAACCGCTAAGTCATATTTCTTTCCGAACGCATTTTCAGATACTTGTAATTCAGCATAGCCAATAAATCGAGCAATACGCGCCGGATCTTCATTATTGAATTCCGGCGCAATATCTTCTATGACCTCTGCTATAGTCATTACTTCTCAGTAGATGCCTCAGCTTTAGCTTTAGCTTTGGCTTTGGCTTCTTCGGCCTCTTTGGCTTCTCTGGCTTCTTTAGCGGCCAATGCTTGCGCCTCTTTTGCCAAGTCTTCTGTTACAGCACCTTTAGTAACAAGAATTCCTAAGTCAATTCTATTTTTGACCCCAGGATGCTTTAACAAAAATTTCGCCTCTTTTGAGGGAATCTTGTTATCTCCAGGAACAAATCTAAAGCTAGAAATTCCACCTTTTGAATTGACATACTGACAAACATAAAGCCTAGGCTGTGTTAAATGTAAGATCATACTTATATTCCCTCTTTAATATTGGCGCTTAGTGGATAATAGAAAACCACACCGCCAGTTCTTGAATGAGCAGGTACAACAATTTCTAACCCTTTAGCTTGTGGCGGGAAGGTTTCAAATGGTTGTGGTATATGAAGTGCTAAATTGTCTATATTTCTCTCGTATGCAATCATCACATCTACACCAGCAGTACCAGCACCTTTGAGTTCATTAGCCCAGGTCACATTGACACCAGGATTATTACCCATAAACACTTTAAGAATTGAATCGGCAGTATATACACCTACTGGAGTCCTGCTAATAAAATCATACTGCTCTACAGGCATCACCAAGGTATTAACGGTGTGAACAGCTTTAGTAGTGGTAATTACTTCCGTAATTGCTAACGCCATATCCCGCAAAATCTGTGCCTCTGTTTTAGTAGACCATGCAGTAGCGGAACCTGTGCCATCATTAGGAACGTCAGAAGATGGTACATTAGGATAATTTAAAAACCCATAAAGCCCACACTCAGTATCACCATGCCATGCAATTCTATTTACTGCTTGTTCATTAGCACGTCTAACCGCATTTGCTTCACGTTGATTTAACGGTATTCCGGCAAATTGAGCTGCGCGGATTTCCTGGATTGAATATCCAAATGAGCCGCCTAGTGATTTAATAGAACGTACCGTTTTTTGACCTTTAACGCCAACTCTTGGTAATTCCTGTGAATAGTCAGATATGATTTTCATCATACCAACGCTATCATAGGTATCAAAAGCAAAACTATCTGCTCCAGTATCAATGCTAGTATCAACAGGGATTAAGACAGTTGCCTTTAACTGTGGATACTTAATATCATAGGTATTAGCAAGAGTCTGTTCTAGCTGTTGCTGAAAGAAACCAACTAGGTTTGCATCATTTCTTAATAACTGCCGTCCGCTTTCATCAAGCTTCACAACAGCATCATTTATTAATTTTTTCTTCATTATATAATTCCTCTTACGGTAAGTTGATTTCTAACAAGGCTAGTTCGCCGCTGTTTGCTGTTGATCTGAATACACCAGTTGGTACTGCATCAGCATCAGTATTATCCGCTCTGAATTTGCCAACATCAGCACCGGTATAGACAAAATATGCTGCTTCATCAACAACAACATTCCCGTTTACTTCTACCCAGATAGTACCTTGTTTCATTATATTTACTGCGGCAGTATCTTTGTATTCGCCATCGCCTGATACATTTTGCTCTTGTGCCCAAGTTTGTGTGGTAATACCACGGAATGTCTGTCCGGTTAACGATGGGACCGTTACCTGTTTTTCTGCATCGGTTCCAGGAATAACAGCGGTTCCAAAAGGAATAACGCCCTCAGCACACGCACTAACTATGCGATACGGTTCTAAGTCATAAATCAAGCCAATAGATGCCTGATCCATATATAAATTATATGCTAACTGGGTCATTAGTCTTTCTCCTCAATTTTTTCACCACGTAATGTTTTTAAATATCTCTCTTGCGCGTCCAGCAGAACTGACTTACTGCCTTCGCTAACGCCTTCTTTTTTACCAACGATTTTACGTTGCTCGGAAACATCTACTCGTTTAGCGTTCATCTCAATTGCAGCATCAAAACGAGCATTAATATAATCTTCTGATTTCTCATCTAATTTGGCATCTTTAGAAATTTCTAAAACAACTGCTTTCTTGATTTCTAAATTAGACATTTCATCTAGTTTGGTTTCTGCCGGCAGAATCTCTTTAGCAGAATCAAATAAAGCAACACGCTCTGTAACTGACTTATCAACGGCTTTCTTAAGTTCTGCGTCAAATCTATCAATCTTTGCCTGCATCTTATTTTTTTCATCGGTCAAAGCGTCAATAGTGCCTTTACTAGTTTCACTCGCAGCCGACAATTCATCAACTTTTGCTTTTAGTTTACCGAAAGCATTTGCTACTTCCGGTGCGGCATCATAATCGATGCTATCAATATTCACTTTTTTCATTAAAATATTACCTTTTTTGTTATTATTAATATCACCCTTGTCATCACCATGTGGCGAATCGTTATCAACATCATCTAGTTGGATAGCGTCATCACCATCTAACTTGATGCTTGCTTCTGCTCCAGCCCGTGCAAGAGCTACTATCGCTAAATGGTTATAGCGAATATTAGTTTGTCGAGAATCATAAGGTTGTCCGTTATATAAACCGTCTTCCTTAATTACATCGGCTGTATATCCAAGCGACAATTGATTCTTGCCTCGCTTAACTTTGCTTACTGCTTCTGAATCAGTGATTGTAATCGGCACTTTAACTAATCTTCCATCAACTACGATATTCTCACCCACATTACCAACCTGGAGAGATTTAGCGCTCTCAGAGTTAACAAGTTTTGACTCGGGATGGCTATCAGTAATCGGTATCATTTTCATTGATGCAAGAGAATCTTGCTTGAATACATCGTCCGGGTGTCTAAGTTCGCGCCGCGTAGATCCATCTGCATTACGATAAAGAAAAACGCCCGATCTGGTAATTGTTGCCGTAGTCTCAAGATAACCCTCGGGTGTACTTTTAGTCCGCGAAAATCTCGCGCCATCAAATCTTAATGTTGGCATTTTTAAAACCCACGCATATGTCTTAAATTTATGTAGGATATATCTCACTTTTTTTGTGAGACATTAACCATAATATGCATGATCGTTGATAAGTCAAGAAATTTGTAAGATATATTTTACAAAACTTTGAGATATATCTCACACACAGATAACTTGACAGATACCCAAATTGAGCACATAATGCTCTCGTAGACTAAACAATAACAACAGAGGAGAACGACATGAATTACAGTTTCAAACAAGAAAGAGAGATTTTTAAAAAACTAACGGCAATAGGGGCTGACAATGCGTATGACGAGTTTTATCAAGCAGCAGCTCGGGGGCATCTTGACTGTGTTGAATATCTTGTCGCTACACAATCGTTTGATACAAGCGATATAAATACAGCTCTTAGTTATGCAGCTGCGAATTGTGAGTCTGTAGAAATGATCGAACTTTTAATTAAAAATGGGGCAAATAATTTTAGATATGCGCTAAAATGCGCTGTTAATAAAAACATACTTAAGAACGTAAAACATCTATTCTCGCTCTTTCTGCATCAAAACTCTGACGATGATGAGCAATACACACAATCACTAGAGTTTATTCGAGATATAATCGATAATTCAAGTGAGTCAGAGTCTACAGCATATCTTAACAACAGCATATCTTAACAACAAACAGGAGAACGACATGAGCTATCTAATCAGAAACAACGAAGTAGTTGCAGAAACATCAGAGACATACAAAAGTGGCGCAATTGTTGAATACTCGCATGACGTAGTAGAAGAGAAAATAAATGCAGCTAGAGAGTATAACTTACTGAATGCGCGTACTGCAAAAATCAGCAACGCGGAAAAATGGGGGAAGGGTTCACAGCTATACTCTCAACGACGCTTAGCGAAAGCAATCAACGATTCAGACGATGAGTTTTTAGTCTTATAAATAATTAACTGCCGAACAGGCAGCTTAGAAATAGTTATTTATATTTAGCCCCTGCCGAACAGGCAGTTTAACTAAACAACAACAAATAAGGAGAACAACATGAGTACTACACAGATCACAAGAGAATGGCTAGAAAATCACGATGCTTGCGAAGATGGTCTAGAGTTTTTTGATAGTTTAGGCGTAGAATCTATAAGTTGTGATACGCTGATAGATAAACTACCAACTTTTAGCTGGAAAATTTGGATAATAGTTAGACTGTTGTCAGCTCAGAATAACGTAAAATTCGCTAGATTTTGCGCTAAGTCCGCTGCTAAGTCCGCTGCTGAGTGGGCTGAGTGGGCTGAGTGGGCTGAGTACGCTGCTAAGTCCGCTGCTAAGTCTGCTAAGTCCGCTGCTAAGTCCGCTGCTAAGTCTGCTAAGTCCGCTGCTGAGTGGGCTGAGTGGGCTGAGTACGCTGCTAAGTCCGCTGCTAAGTCTGCTGAGTCCGCTGCTAAGTACGCTGAGTCCGCTGCTAAGTCTGCTGAGTACGCTGAGTCTGCTGAGTGTGCAGAAAACAGTGGTGACGATATTATAGCGCATGGGTTGAAATTAATCGGGGAGCAGCAAAATGTCAGCCGCGCATGGGTTGAAATTAATCGGGGAGCAGCAAAATGTCAGCAATGATTAAAAAATTAAAAGACTTACGCACTGCAAAAGATTGGACACAAGCAGACTTAGCAAAGCAACTTGGCGTAAGCTGTAAGACAATCAGTAATTGGGAGCAAGGAGTCTGCAGAGTAAGCGGATCGGCGCAGATACTAATTGATAAATTGTTGAACGACAGATAAGAAAAAAGCCACACACGATATGAATGTGGCCTCTATTTCTGTTACTCGCTAGCTGGATCTTCTGTTTACAGTAAGTAACTTTATATCACGTTGATTTCATGGCTCTAAGCGTTCCTATAACATCTTTACACCACTCGTAATTGACGCATTCCCGACAGAGGTTACACATTTCGCAATACTCGCAACCAGCGCACTTGGCGCACCAATTGCATTCCGCACAACAAACACACTCATTACACCAATTACAGTCAACGCAATTAACATTAAGTTGCGCGTCTATCGTGTTAACCTCTATATCATAGTAGTTCAGATACCGCAGCATCCATTTCGGCAAAGGGCTCAGATCTAGATTATTCGGGTTCGTTAGCATTGGTATTCTCCTCCCTTTTTGCCTTAACTATCTTCATTGCATCCTCAAAATCTCGTTTTTCCGCAAGAGCCTTCTCAAATGAGGCGATAAATCTTCTCCTCAATTCTGTGAGGGTTTCCAAAGACACCGATGTCGCTATCATATTTAGCGCAACGCTCCAGCCAACCATTTCCTCGTCTATCTCTTCTTTGGTATAATCAACCATCCTATTAATCCTCACATTGTTTAATACACCACCAGATCGCCCCCACCCCAAGTATAATAGGCACCAGCACACACATGGCCAATATTGCATTATCCATCTGGCTATTTCTCCTCTACTAGTTCAATCTTTTTGAGGCAACACGGGCATGGATTTCCCCCAAGATGTCGCGCTTGAGCCATGATGGAGCTACCGCACCCAGTATCATATATGGCGCTCGTGTCTAGATTCTTAAAAGCAACCTCCCACTTACAAGTCTCCTGCGTCTCGTTAGTCTTGCTACACATTACGATCCCCCCTTTCTTTATCTTTGTTTTGAATCAAATCCTCTTTGTAGCTATAGGAACAGCATACAATAAGTACTGCCAGTCCAAACCATGGATGCCCTGTCGTTACTAGATACGACATAATTACAAGTGTTCCCAAGATTAGAATTACAGATAATATATCAATCAATACTTGCATTTTTGCTCCTTATTACACATCTGATTTCTCCTTATGTTAACTATATCTAACTGTACAATTCTTGAAAATAAGACCGCAGCAAACAACACCCGATACCTTAATACCGGCAGGTGTAGTTGCACTGAACTTAGTGTGTGACCAGTCGTCAGAGCTGCATTTGAACCAACCATACCCGTGCGTGCTGATGTTGGTATAGCCTGTATCAGCGAGGACTTGACGGGTTTTGCTTGTGTTAGTGTTGGTATAGGCCCAAAAAATCATAAAGCATATAACGGCAAATCCTGTAACTAAGAGTGCAATTTTTTTTTCATTCATTCTGTTTTCCATTCATTATTAATGATAGCTACAGTATACACTTTGAGATTACTAGGTCAAGGATTAATTGAATAATTTACAATAAACCTTCAAGAACAGGGGATGCAATGCAACGACAATTATAGTCATCGCCAGGATTGCCGGTAGCCGGAGGATCATCCCATGAAAATGTTCTACCTTCATTTGCTGCGTGGGTGGGTCTAACGCGCTCATCGCCAGCCGTAACCCATACATACTTGCTTATGCCGTTTTGATTTTGGCGTAACTGTGTTAACTGACCATTAAGTTTAGATGTTTGATCGCGTGCAATCAGCTTAGCGCGATTACGCGTGAAACCTATGCGATCTTCTAGGCTCGCTTGCATCTCTCTTAAGCTAGTACCTTGAGCGAACCCACGGGTAACGATACCCTGTATGTCGCTCATAGCTTTTGTAGTTATGTTTTTGATGAGGTCAACATTTTGAGATGTGAATAAGTCTAATTGCGTTGTTAACCATGGTTCACTTTGAGTAACGCTAACCCCAAATGCGCT